TCAACTGGCCTGCTTATCTTTGGCTTGTGGGTGAATACGATCATTTACACCATTACTTTCAGGTGCCCCCCTTTTAGCTTCATGCAATGCCCATAAGCGCTCTTTTTCGCCTTCATCTAGGCGTAAAAACGCACTGTCAATCGATGTCTTCATTTCAGCTAACTCCAGCACGCCATTAACACCCATACGCATAATGAGAGACAGAAGTGCTTTAACTTCCTCTTCTTTAAGCGAATCAAACAAAGTTTGCCAAGTTGCCATTAATGCATTTGAGGTCATATTGACCTCAATCTGGTTTTTTGAGTCATTTCTCCCTGCATGGTTGACTGGTGGTCTTCCAGTAGCCAGCCATTCAAGAGAGACCCCCTCTTTCATGGCAATTATGATCAAAACCTCGATGTTGGGCGTACCTGAACGCGAAAAGTAGTTATTGAGGGTTGAGTACGCCAGCCCCCAATCAGAAGCTACCTTGCGCATTGAGCGTCCGCGAAAAAGAGATTTTATCCGATCACGCATGCTTTCTTTTCCATCCGGGGAAATAGTAAGAATGGTTTCTTTGTCTGCACTCACTTTCTTTTCCTTATAACGTATTGATTAATAGTCTAATTTTCTTTCTATAAACATCGATTACCCAGATTGAGAAAAGAAAGGCAATATTTTCCTTGCAACGCTCTCAATCGAGATCAATACTTATCCCATCGGATAACCCTCTAGTGTTATCCGCGCGGATAACTTTTTAGGGTAAACGAATAATGGAAAGAAAAGAAGTTATGTCTGCTGACTGGCACCGAATTGATATTGTCGCCGCTCTTCACAAACGGGGCGTCACGATGCGAGGTCTCTCTGAGAATGCCGGTCTCAAACCCGACACACTCAAAAATGCTTTGCATCGCTCTTATCCAAAAGGTGAGCGCATCATTGCTGACGCGCTGGGCATGGAGCCAGCTACTATCTGGCCGAGCCGCTACCTGCGTAAGGCTTCCTGACTATGTTTGTCACAGTGAATGAGCTGATAGGAATACCGGGGCTTCCCAGCACGGTACAGGGGCTCAGGCTCACCCTGAACAAAAGAGCATCCGGCTCGCCGGAGCTGGTACGCAAGCGCGAAGGTAGCAAGGCCTTTGAATATCACGTTGACTGCCTTCCAGAAGAGGCACGCCGGACATTAATGGAACGGCATTACCGGCAGTTGCTTAACAACCGAGACAACGGAAAAGAAAGACCAGTTTCTGCGCGAGCAGAATCTTCGCCCAAATCGGATGAGCTGCAATTGATTCGCCAGTGCCCGGCCCTGCTTGAACGGGAAGTCGGTTCGCTGACGACGAAACAAAAAGAGATCGCCGATGCCCGTGCTACGCTGGCGCTCTATATAGAAAAGCTCAGAGATGCGGGCATGTCACGCACAGCGGCAGTTAATTTCGTCGCCATGGGATCACGAAATGGCTCGCTCCCCGAGCACCTGATGAAAGCGGCAGAGCTTGCTAATGCGCGTAAAGGCAACAGCCGTGCCGGTGTTGGTACCCGTAGCCTCCAGGAATGGCTGACCATTTTTGAATCCACAAAGCCTGGCGTTGAGCGTATGGCCATGCTGGCCCCTGGCCATCTTAAAGCGAAGAAGCCTGAGCAGATTACCTGGCTCCCGGCGTTCCTTGCTCACTGGCGTAACCGCAAAGGCCCAACCCTGCGCGAGGCATACCGGGATTTCCAGGAGGAATGGTCTGTTATCTATGCTGACCAGCCTGCAATGGCTGCTGCATGTCCCTCTTATGATGCCGTTCGTCGGGCCATGGAGAAGCTGCCACGTCGCGAGAAAGCCCGTGGCCGCGTAAGTGGCTCTGCTGCGCTGGCTTATGAATGCTTCCAGAAGCGTGACTGGTCCCTTATGCCGGTTAATGGCTGCTGGATTGCGGATGGTAAATCCCTGGAGATGAAAGTGGCACACCCTGACCATGGCCGCCCGTTCACTCCAGAGCTGACGTTAATTATTGATGGCCGGACACGCTTTATTACGGGCTGGAGCCTGGCACTTTCAGAAAGCGTTATTGCTGTTGCTGATGCCTACCGTTACGCCATGCGTCATTTCGGCAAACCGTTATTTGTGTATTCCGATAACGGCGGCGGTGAAACAAACAAAACGCTTGATGCCGATGTGACGGGTATTTTCAGCCGCCTTGGTATTGAGCACCCTACCAGTATTCCGGGACGTCCTCAGTCTCGCGGCATCATCGAACGGCTTAACAAGGGTGTTCCCCGCCGTGTGGCCATGCAGTTCGATACGTTCAGCGGCGACAGTGCTGACCGGGAGCATGCCCGCATCACGTCGCGTGCCATCCAGTCAGCCATCAAGGCGCAGGAGAACGGACGGGAGCTGACGCCAGTACAGCGTAATGCCCTTGGTAAATTGCCCTCCTGGCAGCAGCTGCTTGACGCAATCGCCAGCGAAGTTGATGCATACAACAACACGCATGAACATCGTGAGCTTCCAAAACGTAACGGGCGTCACATGACTCCGGCTGCCTATCGTCGTGCCGTTCTCGAAGCTGAAGGTGACGATATTGAATATCTGACTGATGTTGAGCTGCGCGAAGCCTTTATGCCGGAGATGGTGCGTACCGCGCAGCGTGGCTGGTTGCGTCTTTTTAACAACGACTACTTCTCTGAAGAATTGATCCAGGTGGATAGCGAAGAGGTGCGGGTGGCTTTCGATATTCACGATCCCTCTTCCGTTATCGTTCGCCGGATGGATGGTACCTACGTCTGTACTGCGATCTGGAACGGTAATAAACGTGCCGCAATACCGGTGAGCGCAATGGATGTGGCAGTTGAGAAACGCCGCCAGCGCCGCCTCAACCGTATTGAAGACAAACGCCAGGAAATTGAGGCAGAGGGCCGCTCTGTATTACCGGGCCAGCGCTTCGACGATCTGGGGAGCTTTATCCCGGCTGAATTCAGCCGGATTACGGAAGAAGAACATTATTTCTTCCTCGAAACCGACCGTGAAGAATATCTGAAAAAAACCGGTAATACCCGGTAAGTGAGAGACATATGAGCCTACAAACAGAACTGAATGAACTTATGTCCCGCAAGGGTTACAGCCAGACACAGGTGGCCCGCGCTTTTGGTAAAAGCCCGGCAGTGGTTAATCAGTACCTGCAGGGAAAATATCAGGGTGATGTGGACAGCATCGACGAGCTGGCCCGCAGCTTCATTGCCCGCGAAGCCGACAAGGAAAAATCGCGGCGCATCACGCCGCGCTATATCCCCACAGTGACCTCCCGCAAGGGTATTGAGGTCATTCGCCTGGCGCACCTGGATGGGGAGATTAACGTTCTCTATGGCGCTGCTGGCCTGGGTAAAACCATGATTTTGCGTGAATACGCGTCCAGGCATCGTGATGCGCTGCTGATAGAGGCCGACCCCGGCTATACCGCCCGTGTTGTGCTCGAAGAGCTGTGTGGGCTGCTTGGCCTCAGCAAACGCGGCAACATGCATGAACTCAGCGAAGCCTGCATTGCTGCCCTGCGTGATTCAGGTCGCCTCCTGATGGTCGATGAGGCTGAGAACCTTCCATACCGTGCGCTGGAAACACTGCGCCGCATCCACGACAAAGCCGGTATCGGTGTCGTTCTGGCCGGGATGCCTCGCCTCATTATCAACCTTAAAGGCAAGCGCGGTGAGTATCAGCAGCTTTTCAGCCGCGTGGGTCTGGCGCTCAACATCGGCGAATCCCTGCCGCAGGCCGATATCAGCGATATCGCGATCAGTATGCTGCCGGATGCTGAGAACCCTGACGTATCTGAGGCGCTATTCCGGGCGAGCAACGGAAACGCCAGACGTCTTTTCAAACTGGTGCGCGGTGTCAGCCGTCACAGCGATATCAGTGGTAATGCAGTCAGCGCAGGCGCTGTCCGCAAGTTCGCAGAAATGCTCATTAACTGAGGATTTAACCATGACCAGAACATCAGGAAACACCGACAACGCAGGCGTTATCTCTGCGTTGATCCGGGCAGAAACGCTGATTTTATTTCTGTCAGCACAGGGAGTTCAGGTGAAAAGTGTATCCCTGCGCAACACACAGCCGGTCATTCGTATCGTGCGCCATGCATGGTGCGAGCGGATGAAAAAAGAGGGTCTGGCTCGGTTTGATATCACAGGCAATGACCGCCACTGGCGCTTTCGCCAGGGCGTCTATCAGGATGAAAGCGGGTGTCGGGTGGTCTGGTCTGAATCACTTCATTAAGCAGAGGGATATATGGCAAAGATTGTTATTGAAATAAAGGACAAATCTCGCGGTTTTGAAGTCGGTTGCAGGGTTATCCCTGATGACGGCGACAGCGATATCGTCAGCAAAGTGGCTGACAAAGTGGGTAAAGGTCTGGCTGGTCATGTGCTGGCAAAGGTTAACGAAGTCGTTAAGAAAGTAACGCGTCAATTTAAGGAGAGTAAAAATGTCCACTGAAAACAAGCAATTCACTGAAAAAAAAGCGCCAGAGGGTTACTGGATTGACGCCAAGGGCGTACTGACCCCTGTCAGTCTGATCAAAGATACCGACCAGATGCGTGACGATCTGGTGCGTAGCATCGTCGAAAAAGCGACGGCCCTGAGTGCTGCACTGGCAGAGTTCAAGCTTAGCGGCTTTTCCGATATCGGAGCCTTTGTTGATATCTCCGCCAGTCAGTACGGCGTCAGCCTGGGCGGCAAAAAAGGTAACGTCACGCTCTACAGCTATGATGGCCGCTATAAGGTTCAGCGTGCCATGCAGGACCGTATCGCATTTGACGAGCGCCTGCAGGCTGCTAAATCACTGATTGATGAATGTCTGGCAGACTGGACCGAGAATGCCCGCCCGGAGATTCGCGCCATCATCACCCGTGCATTCCAGACGGAAAAAGAAGGTGAAGTGAATACCGGCGCGGTTCTGGCATTGCGCCGCCTCGATATTACAGACGCTCGCTGGGTTAAGGCGATGGAGGCCATCGGCGAGGCCGTTCAGGTTGTCGGAAGCCGCTCTTATATCCGTGTTTATGAGCGCGTTGGTGAAAGCGATCAGTATCGCGCAATTCCTCTCGATATCGCTGGCGTGGGGGTGTGAGATGGCCATTCTGTTTGATCGTGCTAAAGCGGGCAAGCCTTGCAGCCCCTTCATGTCGTATGCAACCAGCGCTGTCATTGCCGAACAGAACGGCGAGTTTCAGCGGGCGGCGGATTCATGGAAGCTGGCATTCAGTCTGGCAAAACTGGAGGTGAACTCAATTTATGCGGCTTCGCGTATGGAGTTCTGCCGCCACGCTGCGCATCGCGGCTGGGGAGTACCGTATGAAAGCTAAAGAATTCAATGCCCTTTACCCCACAGGCAGCACCTTCATTTACCAGCCCAGCCAATTTTTACGTGGCGGCAGGGTTGTAAGAACGGTGGATGCAGCACGCGACCTTAAGGATATAACCGTAGTTGAAATTAATCAGGAGCCATATTTCGCGAATATTAAATCGCTGAAATCCGTGAACTGATAATAACCGTAATTTAAATCACTTTTAAACATGGCGTAAACCCGCAGGGGCTGGCTTACGCCAAATTCAGGAGCTTCTATGTCCGGATTTATTAAGAAGATGACAGCAGAACAGTTTAATGCAGCGTTTTCGACTGGTTCTGCCTTTATGTACCACTCCCGTAAAGATGGCGCTGGAGTGCCCGTCACGACACGCTCAGATGCATGGGCGCTGGGGCATGGCGCGGTTGTGGTCTCTGTTACAGGTGTTTCTGGCGGCGTTGATATTACCCATCTGAAACCAGCAAATAATTGAGAGGCAGACCATGGAAAATAAAGAGAAATATATCCAGAGAATTAAAAAGCTGCTCGCGATGGCGCGTAATAACTCCAGCGCCGAAGAAGCCGCACTTGCCCTCAGCCGCGCTCAGCGTCTGATGGAAACCCACAAGCTGACTGAGGCTGATGCTGATTTGATGGATATTAATGAAGCATCGACCCAGAAAGCGCCATCTCACGCAAAGAAAATGCCTGAATACATGGCGTTTCTTGCTGAGATGGTATCGCGGGTATTTGGCGTGAAGTTTTACAGCAGTTATGGCCGCGATAACTGGGACGCTCCGGCCAGAATGACCATCACGTTCTACGGTCCGGACGAACGGCCACAAATCGCCGCATATTCATTCGAAGTTCTGGGTAAACAACTGGCGAAAGCCCGTCGTGAATACCTCTCCACATTACGCAAGAACATCAAACAGGCCACTAAAGTTGCCCGCGCCGATACCTTCTGCTCCGCCTGGGTCAACGGTGCTTATGCCGTTGTCAGTGATTTCGCCATCACGGAGGCGGAGACAACTCTGATGGAATGCTACCGCAGCAGGAAATTAAGTGAAGGCATGAAAAAGCTGGAGCCGCGTAAACCCGGCAAAGCCAGGGGAACGGATAAGGCGGAAAACGAGGGGTATCTGGCTGGCCGCAATGCGCAGCTGCATCACGCGGTAAGCAGTTCAGCTAATAAATGCGAGCAGATCGGAGTGACAAAATGAAAACCTCGCCTCAATTGGAAACATCACCAGTCAAAGAACTGGTGCGGGCTGGCCACGAACTCGCAGCAGCAATGGGTGCAGATACCCCCTTAATCGAGATCGCAAAGCTGGTCAGCCGACTGGCTACAGCGCTTGATGTCCAGCTCACTCGGGCAAACGCGCTGGATAAACCAATGCCGTATGGTGGAGGGAGTGCAATCGCCATTAAGCAACCCAAACGCCTTTATGAGTGGCACGGAGCAACCGTTGCTCTTAAGCGAGAAACAGCAAATGGCTGGGCTAAATTGCCCGCTGGCACGGAGGGAACAATCAGAACGGTGAAAGGTTCGCGACGGGGCCTGGAGTTCGTTAGTAACCCGTGTCGGTGCTGTGGCGTACAGGTGAGTATTAACGGTATGCGCCCGGAGCATTTCGAACTGTTGGAGTTGATGAAAGGCAATGCAGGAGAGGAAAAGTGAAATATCTTTTTTATGTTCTGGCGGTAGTGCTGGCCATCCTTTTCATGGCGACTGGCGATGATATTCGATCTGATATCTACACTGCCGCTGTATTCGTAATGTCTTACATAGAGCTGAGGAAGGCAGCATGAGCGAACTGCAGCGTAAACCTGTCGTTTTCATTGCGGGGCCGATGACCGGTTATCGCAACTTTAACCGTGATGAATTCAATGCTGAGGCTCGCATCCTGGAAGAACGCGGCTTCACCGTTCTCAATCCGGCCATTCTTCCTGACGGCCTGCGGCATGAGCAGTACCTGCAAATTACATTGTCCATGCTTGAGCAGGCTGATGCTGTTTTCCTCCTGAACGGCTGGGAAAAGAGCACCGGCGCAACCAGGGAGTTTGATCGCGCCTGTGAGCTAGGCCTCCTGTTCCTTTACCAGGACTGGGAAAGCGTGTCGATTGCAGCCTATCGTAAACGCGGCCCGTCAATGGAGGTGGGTCATGCATAGCGTATCCGGTTGTAAGTTCCTGGATAACGGAAACCGCCGAGTCTGGTACTTCCGCGATAACAGCCAGGTTGTCGAGTTGTTGTCGGTGCCTCTTAAGCTGCGGTTCAACTATTACGACGCGAGTAACCGCAACGTTCGTAATAAGGGGACTCAGGCTGATATGAGAAAGGCGATTGAGTCTTTCAAGAAACTTCGGGGAATACAGTGATGGATATAGCTTTCATTATCATATTGCTGGCGATGTATTTAACGCTTGGCTGGTGTTGGGTATGCATACTTGTCGGATTAGTGGGATTAGCTAATTTATCCCGCCAGAATTGCTGGTTCGCATTTCTCTTATGGCCATTAAGCATTATTGCAACCGATGCACATATGGAGGAGAACGATGAAAAGTCTGCTCAGAAACATGACGGCGAAGGCATTTAACCAGCGCTTTCCTGTCGGCTCCCGTTTTCTGTATCACCTGATACCTGGTATTTCCGAACGGGAAGCTGTAATAACCCGCTCAACAGCCTGGCATATGCGCAATGGCCGTCTGGTTGTCAGGGTTGAAGGGAAAATTGGTGGTATATCCGTCAGCAAAATGGAACCCTCAGAGTAAGTCATTACAGCAGGCACTTCGCAAAGTGCCTGCGATAATGGCAACCAACAGGAGAAATTATTATGTCCACGTTAGCAAAACGGGGTCTTATCGGGGCTATTAAAGCGGGTCAGGCATATTTAGGATGGGATGATGTTACTTACCGCAGCGTGTTGTCTCGCTTATGCAACGGTAAAACATCATCCACTAAATGCACTCTCGACGAACTGCAGGCAGTCAGGGAATACATGCATGATAAGGGTTTTCCTCGCTACTCGGCAAAACACGGTCGACGTCCAAAGGTTGCCAATACGCGCGAGTCAATTCTTGCTAAAATTCATGCATTACTTGCAGATGCAAAACGTCCGTGGAATTATGCCGAGAAAATGTGCGATCATATGTTCCACGTCAAATACATCGAGTGGTTGACGACAGAACAGTTAACCAAACTCATGCAGGCTCTCAGCATTGATGCGAGTCGGCGAAAAAAGCGGGAGCGTAATAATGAATCTGGAACAGGTAACGGAGCTGCTGCCATCAGCAGTGATACAAATAGCTGACCTGATAGGCTTCCCGGCGACCGAGCAGCTTCTTTCTGCTTTTGGTGGCACCACGTTCCCGATAGGTAAAGGCCTCCGCGCTATGGGGGCCAGCCGCGCAGCCCTCCTGCGCGATACTATCGGCGATGAGAAAACCCAATTACTCATCAAGAATTTTGGCGGCGAAGTTCTCTATTTACCCCGCTGTGATCGTGCCCTTCGTGAATTACGTAACCGTCGCTTTCTAGCCGAGTTCGCCGAAGTGCGTGGACAAGGTTCATCCTCTCTTATGGCCATGACCTTTCTTTGCCCTAAGTATGGTTTTAGTGATCGCTTTGCGTGGGAACTTCTTGCACAGCAGAAAAACAAAGATTGTAACAGTCAAGGAAAATTATTCTAATGGGCAATGCAATGAGATATGTGGCATTTTTCTTGGTGGTATTTAGTACTACTGCAGTAGCAAAAACAGTACCCAATACAAAAGCAGTTGAGACTTATAAAAATCAACTTGAGGAAACTAAGAGAATATTTAATGAAACGCAGAGCACTTTAATGGGTGCAACTGCTGTTTTTGATATGTACAAGAGTCTGGGATATCTTACACCTGAAGTTGTTGCAGTGAGTCGTCATTTCCTCCTCCTTGATGAGGATGCGAAAAAATTGTATGGGGAGAATCTTCTTTTAAACCCTACACCTTTTAGCTCTTGCGCTACGTTACCAGCAGCAGCTTACTCATATTGGATATCAAGGCTATCTTCATTAAAAACTGATAATGTTAAGGCTGTGAATGCGCAGGGTGAATCATACATAAAACAGGGTAAGGAATGTAAATTTGCAATTAACAACCCACCTCCTGCGCATATTGAAGAAAGTGACGATGTAGAGATAATTGATGTTAGTCAATAAGCCACTGAACCCCTTCACCTGATTATTCACCTAACCCGATGAAATACTGACGCCATCCCTTTTTAACCGGATGGCGTTATGCTTTTAACACTCCCACAATTTCAGCGAGCAGCGGGCCTTTCGCCAGTGATGGCGCAACGCTGGTTTGAACCATTCAGTAAAGCCACCGCTGAATTCCAGATTAATACACCAGCCCGGCTTGCCGCCTTTATTGCTCAAACCGGCCACGAGAGCGCGGGCTTCAGTCGGCTCAGTGAAAATCTCTATTATTCAGATGCTGAGCGCGTGGCGCGTATTTTCCGCAGCGACTTCGATCTCAATAAGAATCGTATTATTGAGCCCAGCGAGATTGAATTTGCCCGCCGCTATACCCGTAACCCTGAAAAAATGGCGAATTATGTTTACGCAAATCAGGGTGGTAACGGTAATGAAGCATCAGGCGATGGCTGGCGCTTTCGCGGGCGTGGCCTGATTCAGATTACCCTGCGCAATAATTACCTGCTTTGTGGTAAGGCGCTGGGTCTCGATCTCATCGCTAATCCCGATTTGTTACTGGAGTATCTCAACGCAGCCCGCAGCGCGGCCTGGTACTGGAAGGCTAATGGCTGCAATGAGCTGGCGGACAAAGGCGATTTTCTGGCTGTCACCCGCCGTATCAACCCTCCGGCTGAAGGTCAGGCCGACCGCGTGGCGCGGCTGAATGTCGCCAAGGCGGCGCTATGACGATCTCTCTGCGCGATCTGGTGACGAACCCGGCCACCGGTCGTCTCTCAACGTCAGACACCATCGTTTTTCTGGCCTTTCTGGTCAGTTCCTTCGTGCTGGTCTGGCTCACCGTTACCCGTCCAGAAACACCTGGTGAGCTGTATCTCACCTATCTGGGCGCATGGGTGGCACAGAGCCAGGCATCAAAACACATGTCCATCAAACGAGCCAGAGAGGTGCGCGATGTGGGAAGCAGCCCTGAAAATCCTGAAGGTTAGCTGGAAACCGCTGCTCGTCGTCGTGGTGCTGACAGGCTGCGGGATATGGTTCGGCACCTTCATCACAGGCAACAAGCTGGACGCTCAGGCGCTGGCCTTCAGCCAGGAGAAGCAACGCCTGACTGATGGTTTCAGTGAAAAAGAACGGCAGTGGGATCAGGAGCGTCTCAGCGCTGCGAATCAGTATGCAGCTGACCTGAAGGCTGCTCTTGATAAGCAGAACGCCTGGCAGCAGAAAGCGGATGCGCTGACGCGCGAGCTGGCTGAAAAGCAAAAGAAACATGATGAGACTGTTCGCGATCTTAAAAAGAGGCTTGACGATGCACTTGATAAAGATGGTCCTGGTTATACCGGCATTGGTCCTGGCGGCCTGCAGCTCTTCCGCGAAGCCTTCGGCTACCCCGGAGCCGAAGGTCTCCCCGCTGGTCAGTATCTGCCAGCCACCGCCAGCGGCACTTCTGGTCATTCCGGCCAGGCCACAGGCTCCGGTGGCGGACTCTCCCCCAGGGGTATAGTGGCGTTTTCAGCGGAATACGGCGCATGGTGCCAGCTCATTGAGAGCAGGCTGCAGGCAATAAACGAGTATTACAGGAAGTGAAAAACATTATGACTCTTGATATGGCCTTTCAGATTGCGCTGGCGCTGGCAGCGACCTTCGGCACCATCTGGATACGTCGTCTGCAAAAAGACATCACCGACCTGGAAAAGGCGGTTGATCGCATCCGGGATGAATACCAGCGCCGTGAGGATGCAAAAAGTAACTACACCGCAATGATGGATGCGATGAGGGAGCTGCGAGCGGCTATCGAGCGCATTGATAACAAACTGGACAGGAAACAGGATAAATGAAAGCCAGACACAAGCGCCGAACCCGCCGCGCGACAATCAGCCAGAGCGAACAGGAAACACTGAGCCGGATTTCCGCTCAGCTCGATCGCCTGCAGGCTCCCGTCAGCCCGGACATTCTGGGCGGGATTAATGACAAGCTGAGCCGGATTGATGTTCGTCTCACTACCATCAGCGACGATGCCGCTCGCCGTGGTGCCTCTGCGGGTGCGATTACAGGTGGCATCGCGGGCGGCGTCATCACGGTAGCGATTCTGCTCATTCGCGCAAAACTGGAGCTGTGATATGGCGCATCCGCAGGAAACACGGGAAAAACTGCGACGATCTTATATCTTCGGCCAGATGTCGCTCGAAATCGCCTCCGCTCAGGCTGGCGTGGCATTTGCGACAGCTCGCCGCTGGAAGAAGGAAGCACAGGACGCAGGCGATGACTGGGATAAGTTACGCGCCGCTCACCTTATGGCCGGTAATGGACTTGAAGAGATTGGCCGCGCCATTCTCACCGGGTTAATGACCCAGTATCAGACCACGCTGGAACTGCTTACAACCGAGTCTCAGCTCCCTCCGGGGGAACGCGTCGAGCTTCTGGCAAGCCTTGCTGATGCATTTAACAAAGCTGTCGCAGCAAACAAGAAAATACTGCCGGAGGTAAGCCAGCTGGCGGTGGCGCTGGATGTTATCCAGAAGCTCAGCGCATTTGTCGCCGAGCACTATCCAAAGCATCTGGCCGCATTCGTGGAAATCCTTGAACCCTTCGGCAAGGAGATGGAGCAACACTATGGCTGACCAGTTAATCCGGGTTAACAGTGAAAACTATGTGATGGCCAGTGACGTGCTGGGCGTCCGGTTCGCGGGCGGCAGAAACGTAACCGTCGCGACGTCGACAGGCTGCTACAGCCTCGATGTTGAACGAGATAAAACCGGCATCGAGTCGATGAACCGCTTCATCAGCGAGGTTAATAAAGCCCTCCGCAATCACCATTAACAGGCTGTTAAGGGCAAATTAATCATGGCCAGAACTAAGTTATCCAGCAAAGATTTTCTTGCCGAACTGGCGGAACTCTCCGCCAGTCTGCGTCGCACCATTGAAGCCGAAGATGTGGGCTTTGACCCCTCCGCTGCAGCAATTGCTGAGCGTCGCGGCCTCGTTGCTGACCCTGTAACGGGGTTTGAATACTTTGTGCAGCATTATTTTCCGCACTATGTCCGCCATTCCGCCCGCAGTGAGCTGCATAACTATCTTTATAAGCGCCTGCCTGAAATCATCCAGGCCACGGGGAGCCAGAACGATGCGATCGCAGCTCCGCGTGGTGAAGCCAAATCCACCATCGTGAGTCAGCTTTTTGTCATCTGGTGCATTGTGCTGGCGCTCAAGCATTACCCGGTCATCATTATGGATTCCATCGACCAGGCCTATCCGATGCTGGAGGCGATAAAGGCGGAGCTGCAGTTTAACCCCCGCCTGTTGATGGACTTCCCTGAAGCGACGGGCGGTGGCCGCGTCTGGCAGGCCGGGACAATCCTCACCCGAAACGACATTAAGGTACAGGTCGCCGGTAGTGGCAAAAAGCTGCGTGGTCTGCGCCATGGCCCGTATCGTCCTGACCTGGCTGTGCTCGATGATATCGAGAACGATGAGCTGGTGCGTAACCCTGAGCAACGCGACAAGCTCGATAACTGGCTCAAAAAAACCGTACTGCCGCTCGGCGGCGCGGGGGCCAAATTCGATGTGGTGTATATCGGGACAATCCTGCACTACGATTCCGTGCTTTCCCGCACCCTTAAAAATCCGCTATGGACGCGGGCCCGGTTCAAAGCGCTTATCAGCTGGCCGCACAATATGTCGCTGTGGGATAAGTGGGAAGAAATCCTGCGCAACAACGACGAAGATGGTCAGATGCTGGCACAGGCGTACTACCGTGAGCATCAGGCTGAGATGGATGAAGGAGCCGTGGTGTCATGGGCTGCGCGTCCGCTTTATGCCCTGATGCTCATCCGTGCCCGTGATGGCCACAGTACCTTTGATGCGGAATATCAGAACGATCCCGTCAGCGGCGAAGATGCGCCATTTACCGGCTGTATTAATTTCTGGGTCAACCGCCTTAACGAGTGGCGTTTCTATGGCGCATGTGATCCGAGCCTGGGTAAACACGGCAACAGCCGGGACCCTTCTGCGTTGCTGGTTGGCGGTTTCAACCGCTTCACCGGCATTCTGGATGTTGTTGAAGCGCGTATCCGAAAGCGTGTGCCGGACAAAATTATCTCTGACGTTATCGAGCTGCAGCGGGAATATAACTGCCTCGTCTGGGCGGTCGAGTCCGTCCAGTTCCAGGAGTTCCTGCGCACCGAACTGGTGAAGCGCTCCGCTGCGATGGGTATCCCCGTTCCTGCCAGAGCCGTCACGCCTTCGGTTGATAAGCTCCTGCGCATTGAGTCACTGCAGCCACATATGGCCAACGGCCTGATACGCCTGCACCCTTCGCAGACTACTCTCATCGACCAGCTCCGGCACTTCCCCAAAGCTGACCATGATGACGGGCCTGATGCCCTGCATATGCTCTGGATGCTGGCCGTTTCCGGCGCTGGTAATTTCGAATTTAAAGCTGTTCCCCGCCGTGGACATAGCGGGGACAGGTTCGGTCCTTCAGGAGGATTTTGATAATGGTTCAGATTCTTGACCAGTATGGTCGCCCGCTTAATAAAGAGGTGCTTAAAGCCCCCCAGACCTCCCGCACGTTCGAGCTGCAGCGTGACTGGCCAACTCACCCCTCACGGGGAATGACCATTGCTCGGCTTCCTAGACTGCTGGAAGCGGCTGAACGCGGCGACCTGGCGGCTCAGGCTGACCTTTTCGAAGATATGGTTGAGCGGGACGGGCATATCTTTTCTGAAATGGCCAAGCGCAAGAATGCGCTGCTCACTCTGGACTGGAGCATCGAGCCACCGCCGAACGCGACGGCGGAAGAAAAGCAGATCGCCGCGATGGTGGCCAGCTGGTTCGCTGACCTTCAGGAGATGGAAGATATTACCCTGAATGCGGCTGAAGCTATCGGGCATGGCTTTTCCGCTCAGGAGATTGAAAAGTGGGAACTTGACGGCAATCTTTGGCTTCCCGTCAAAATCAAACTGCGTCCGCATCGCTGGTTCTGTACCACGCCGGAAGCCGGGGATGAGGTGCGTCTTAACACCGGCACGCTGGGTGGAGAAGAACTCTGGCCGTTTGGCTGGCTGGTGCATACGCACAACGCCAAGTCAGGCTATATCGCGCAGTCCGGCTTATACCGCGTACTGGTCTGGCCTTATCTGTTTAAAAACTACAGCGTGCGCGATCTCGCTGAGTTCCTGGAAATCTACGGGCTGCCACCGCGTATCGGGTCGTATATGTCCGGGGCCAGCCAGGATGAACAGGATAAACTTATGGAGGCGCTGGTCAGCATCGGTCATAACGCCTCGGGGATCATCCCTGATAACACCAAAATCGAATTTAAGGATGCCGCCGAGGGGCAGTCCGATCCTTTCATGGCGATGATTAACTGGTGCGAACGTACCGAATCAAAGGTCATTCTCGGCGGCACGCTGACGTCACAGGCGGACGGCAAGTCCTCAACAAATGCCCTTGGTAATGTGCATAACGAAGTCCGGCACGATCTGTTGACCGCTGATGCCCGCCAGCTGGAAGGGTTTTATCGTGGCTTCATTCGTATGTTACTGGCCATTAATGGTTATAACGTCAGCCCGCGCCGTCAGCCGCGCCTGGTATTTGATACCCGTGAGCTGGAGAGCATTGAAACCTTTGCCAATGGTGTTTCCGCGCTGGTACGCGCCGGGATGGACACTATCCCGACGTCATGGATACACAAAAAGGTCGGGATTCCGGTGCCAAAAGAGAACGAAGCTGTGCTGACGCCGCCTGCTGTTTCCTCTCCGGTAGGGCTGAGCACCACGCCGGTATTCCGTCATTTCGCGGCACTGAGCACCACGGGTGAGGTTATTGATCCTGCGCAGGATGCGCTGGACAGCGCCACGTCGCCTGGGGAGAGCATCGCGGTGGCTATGGATAAGCTGATTGCGCCGCTGGTCTCGGCCCTGAGCAAGGGGCAAAGCCCTGATGAGGCACTGGATATCATTGCTGCGAGTTACCCTCAGCTGGATGATGCGCAGCTGCAACAGCTGATAAAACAGGCGCTGTTTGTCAGCGAGGTCTGGGGGCGACTCAATGCCGAAAGCTGATGTTGATCTGGGGTACGCCATCGGGTTAAAGCCCGAAGAAGCGATTGCCTACTTCGAGTCGAAGGGCTACACCACCGGCTTTAACTGGCACGATGTTGAAGCCCGCGCCCACGCCACCAGTTTCACCGTGGCGGGCGTCCTTAAACAGGATGTGCTTGAGGATATTCATAAATCGCTCCGCGAGCATATTGTTAACGGCGGCACGCTCCGGGACTTCGAACGGCAGATTACCCCAACGTTGATCCGTAAGGGCTGGCTTGCCGACCGTGCCAGGCTGGTAGCCGATGAAGATGGCGTTCTGGAGGGTAAACAACTCACGCCACGCCGTCTGCGCACCATCTTTGAAACCAATATGCAGGCGGCCTACGGTGCCGGTCGCTATGCGGAGCAGATGGCCAACGCGGAGTTTCGCCCCATATGGGAACGCGTGGCCGTCATGGACATGCACACCCGGCCACTCCACGCCAGGCTCAATGGTTTCACCGCCCGCTACGACGATCCTGTGTGGCAGTTCATGTATCCGCCTGACGGATACCACTGCCGCTGCCGCATTCGTGCCAGAACTCAGGCGGATGCTGACCGCATGGGGATTGAGGTCAAATCGTGGGAGCAGGACATTGTCACGGTACAGCAGGCATGGGGACCAAAAGAAACCCGTGACGTTAAGGCGTTACGCTTCAACGGCGAGCTTTACACGCCTGATGCCGGATTCGGGCACAATCCGGGTCAGGGCTGGCTCTCTTCTCTCGGACAGCGCCTTATGGATAAATCTGCAACCACCACGCCCCGGATTGCCTCTCAGGCCATCCATGAAACCCTGTCTGAACCTGCTGTGCTGGATGCCGTCAGCGATGATGTGCGTCGCTGGGTCGACACCGTCAGCGTGCGGCAGAAGACCCGTGCCGACCTGAGACGCGTTGGCGGTATCCAGCCTGAGCTGCTGAATCGCCTCGAAGAGCGTGGGGTTAACGGTGCGATCACATTAAGCATTCACGAAGAGGATGTCCGGTTGGCTCCGGGCCCGATGTGGTCAGAGCTTCCCGTTCTGCTCCGTCAGCCAGCTGGTGTCTGGCTTGATGATGATGCTCTGGTGTGGCTCCTCTCCGGGCAGAACGGCATCCGCGCGGTACGTGGTGTGCAGTCTGACGATGGCTGGCGTCTGTCGCTGATGAACGCCGGTGCCACCGTCACACCTGGTGATGTGTTATCTGAACGCGCGGCGCAGCTGCTGGAGCTGAAACCATGAGTTACGCCATCAGGTATGACATTGGTGACTTTGAGCGCTCACTCGGTGAACTCATTAAAAAGCTGGAAAACCGCGCCCCCCTGATGCGCGAGATGGCCGCTGCCATGGGCGATGCCGTCGAAGAAAACTTCGCGCAACAGGGTCGACCGGCGTGGATGGGCTGGAGCCCGGCATACGCCCGTCAGCGCCGGGGCGGTAAAATTCTCCAGAAGAGCGGTCGACTGGCGGCAAGTATCACCCAGTACAGCACGAATGATGAGGCGACGGTCGGGACCAATGTGAAATACGCCCGCATCCACCAGGAGGGCGGGGAAATCAGCATTCCGGCCCGCAGCCAGAAAGCCTACTACCGCCAGAACAAGGATGGTTCAGTGGGTAACCGGTTCGTTAAAAAATCCCGCTCCAACTTTGAGCAGTGGAACACTATCGGGGCGTATAAAATTAAGATGCCCGCGCGTCCTTTCCTGCATCTCACCGAAGATGACGTGGAGAAGATGGAGAATACGGCTGAGCAGTATCTGAAACGTATTTTAGACTGA